CAAGAGGTGTGCCATTGTCAGATTCCCAAAGGGAGAAGCTATTTAATCCATCGCGCTCGTAAATGTGCTGATTTACTGCGTCCACGAAGCGGTTAAGCGTAGGCACATCCAAGTTAAATGTGGAGTATAAGGCTTGCATAACTCCAGTGTCGTTCCCAAAACTACGAATGTAGTTGTACAGAACACCAATCATCTCTTCGGTAATGCCATCTTCACTCGTGGCCTCTTCAATCTTCCGAAGAGCTTCTCGGGTAAGAACTTGGTCACGAACGTGATGTGGCATACCTTGGTTATCTGGAATGTCAAACTTAGGAGCTCGGCCTTCCCTAACCCTGCGAGGGTCGTTAAACCAAGAATGAATGTTAGAGCCTGCATTTGTGTTAAAGATTTTGTCTCGAGCTTTAGCTGCTTGATTATTGACAGCCCTAGCTGAGTGACGCATTACGTCAAATCTAAGGGAGCGAGACCTAGTTTCTGGGTTTTCGTCCGATAGGTTAGTCTCTCGAATATAAACGTAAAACATCTCGTCATCTGTCCGAGTAATGATTGCTTCGTACCTAAATCTATTACCTCCAACAGTGTGCTCAGCCTCTCCAACAATAAGCTCACCGTCATCGTTGAGTTTTGCGTCTGGGTAGCGGGCTTTAAGGGCGTCCATAATAAGTTCTGGACGGTAGATATCTGGCTCAGTGTTATTGTCCCAGTTGAATCCTTCTACTAGCTCAGCTGTGGGGGGCACCGTTAGGCGGAAGCCCCTCTCCTCAAGGCGGATAATTCTTGCGCGTAGTGCCTCTACACGCTGTGAAAGAGATGTAATTCTTGGCGAATCAACTGGTTCAGTGAGGTGGGCCACCCTAAGATTTTCTTCGAGTCGCCTTAGTGAGCCCCACGAGTTCTCCATTAGCTTCTGACTATCAGTGAATTCTTGGATATCCGAGGGGGTTACGGGGGTGCTGTTGCGGTTAGCTGAGCGAGTATCCCTCATTACTCTCGCATTTTCAACTAATCTGTTTGTGTCAACACCTTGAAGCTGAAGAGCATCGCGGATGGCGGTAATCGGAGTGCTAGCTTGAGTTCCACTATAGGGAACTCCTCTTTCTGCCTCCGTCCTAAATGTCATCATTGTGGAACTGTTCCCCGTAGTGAGGGCCTGAAGGTAAACTTGGGTAAGGGTGTAACGGTCAAATATGTCTGCAAGAATCTCTGGGTTGTCGGTTACACCATTCTCGTCGGGGGTAGGCTTGGTGGGAACGTGTGCTTCTGTGGAGCCAGACTCTGGGTCGTTGTTTTCCAGCAGTGGGGCATTTTGTCTGCGTCCCCTAGAACCAGACGCATTAGCGCGGGTGCTGGTGTTCTCTCGTGGAGTAGCGGTGCGCCCCTCGCGTCGTGCAACAAGACGGTCAATAAAGTTTACAGTGGCCTCTGCCCGCTGGACACTAATTGAATTGTCCGTAGTATCTGCTTGGCGTTCGTACATGGAGCGCAGGCGCTTAAGCTCTTCGTCGGTGGTACCCCTAGGGATAGAGTACGGAACGGGACGGAAAGAGTTGTAGTAGCGTGGAGGCAAGTCGAGGGATGGGACGTCTGACTCTGTAGCCTTGACGTACTCCACTTTGTCTCGACGAATTTGGTGCGAACGGTAACGTGTGTGGTCATCAGGCTTGTCAGCACGCTTCCAAACGTCCCGTCCAATTTTGATGAAACGCATTTTGCGCCCGTTACGGCTGGTTACCTCAACAACCTGTCCGATAGGGGAAAGAATAAGAGCCTGATTATTTGGCTTGTCATTCTCGTTCTTGGGAACTTCGCCAACAAGTAGACCATCTTCTTGTTTAAGCGCGTCATTCTGTTGCTGAGTCTCCATGCGTCTGGCTCGGGCACGCTCACGTCGTTGTTCGCGAATTTGAACCCACTTGGACTCATCGAAACCTTCTAGAGCCCGCTGTTGGGCAACAGGACCCGTTTCGTAGCTATCAACATACTGACCCTCAGATTGGTCGTATTTTGAACCAAAACGGTCTGGGTCAAAAGTCATAAAGACGATGTCTGGGCGGCCGCCATTCCATCTGTCATAGAGGTCATAGTCCCAGTCATCAGGTGCAAACTGGTCGTTCCAGCGCAGTCTAGCAACAGGTCGGAACCCAGCCTCCGCATAGAATCCAGGAAGAACTGTGTCATAAGCGTCTAGACGGCGGCCACCGAGGTCAACCATGTTGGAGACCATAGAAACAATGGCACCCTGTCCACGGTCGGAAGCGTCGGGGTGCATGAACCCCGTAACAATCTCATCGCCGTTGAGAACAACACCACCGAGTCCGTCTTGGGTGAGAAACATCCTCACCCCGTCTTGCTGGTAGTACTCTAGGTCGTGAAGTGTAACTGAAGAACCGTAGGTGCTAGCCTCTCTGGCCAACTCGAAAGAGTCTCTAAAGAACTCAGCTTGCTCTTTATCTACTTCAAATAGTTCGACAACTCTGACGCCCTCTTCACGAAGCGCTTCGGCATTCGTGGGCTCGGAAATCCTAGTGGCAACTACATTCCCAGAAACATCGCGTAGAGAATCTCCTCGTCGCTCCACTCGAGCACTTCGGGACGACGCTCCTGCCACACCGCGAGGAACTGTTCCTTCTGTTCCTCCGTCAGTTCCTTGTCCAGTTTCTTCTGTGTCATCTACTTGCTTCCCTTTCTGGAGTGCTTCTCGTTTTGCAATAAGGTTTTGTTGGCGCTCTTCCAAGTCTTTATAGCCTCGGCCTTGGTCCATCCGACGACTAATCTGAGCATCAATAGAACTAATTGATGTCGTAATAGATTCTACTGTCCATGCGGTTGTGTTGTCAACTTGTTTGTTGCTTTGACGTTTGCCAAGTTCAGTTTCCAGTTCAGCATATCGTTCTGTCATACGTTGAATCTCTTTGTCAACAGATTCTTCACCTGGACGAGACTGTAGAGCCTCGAGTCTCTCCTGCAACTCGAACATTTCTGCCGTCAGTTGAGGTTCGGTGAGGCTTTCAAGAGGAGCAACAGTTACATCATCTTCATCAGGGTCAGTGATGGAGTCAATATCTACAAAGTCGTCCTCGCAGGGGTCTGAGGGGTCATTAACCGCAAATGTACGTGGTGAAGGATTTGTACAGCTCTTAACGGGAATACTTCCGTGAACTCGGAATTCTTCGGGAGATGCACCACTTTGTAGATAAGAAACAGCCGCGCCTGTGGACTCAACGCGGTCCTTAGGAACACTAAGAAGGGCGATGTTGTCTGGGGACATCGTCTCCCAAGAATCATTATCAAAAATGACTGGGTTGGGGATACCTGTGGCAGTCTCGCGCTCGTTGAATAGCTGAGTCATTGCGCTGTGTCGAGTGGGTCCGTCAGCCAAATCTTTCTCTTGCGTCAAAGACTTAAGTACAGCATCCTTGCGCTCTTTCGGGATGTCGTACTTAGCAGAAAAATCGTTAACTGCATTAAAAATTTCGGTATTACTTTGTGCCTGCCTCAAGCGGACATAGTCTTCGAGGTCGGCGTGCATCTGAAGAGCTTTTTCTTTGGTTCCAGAAAAGGAAACAACATTGCGGTCTGCTCCGCCAAAACCTTTACCATCAGCGGTAGTTGTGCGGAGTCTCTGTGAGTTAGAAACCCCTTCGCGGTTAGTTGTGACGTGGAATAGTTCAGGAGGAACTCTAGAGTCGTTGATATCAATAAATGTTCCAACTTTTTGTACGTCAAAGTCTGTGTCAACAACGGCTGTTCCGGGAGTAACCTCATCAGCACTGATGTTAGGCCTAAAGTCGTCGGGGAGGGCTCCCTCTTCGGGGAGTTCCGCCACTGGGGTTGCGGGCGGTTGCTCACCATCAGAAGCTTTTGCTCGTAAAAATCGATTGTAGGAGTCTTGGTCGATAACTTCAGTTTCGCCGTCTTTTTGCTCCAGAATGAGTTTAGCAGCTACGCCTCGGTCTTGGTTGTTGTCAAAAAGACGAACAGTGTCAAAAATATTGTCTTCGAGAAGTTGCGGGAATATAGTAGAAATAGTGTCGTAAGTGTTTTTAAGGACGGTCTCCGGTACCTTGCGGTAGTTCTCTTTCTCCCTCTCTTTGGCGCGACTCATTCCCTCGTCGGGCTCTAGGTAGAGGTAGTTGGCATTTACTGTTTTATAGCCGTTATCCCGTGCAAGCTTAACTTTTTCGCGGACACTCTTTACTCCGCCATCGCCAGTTCCGTCATAGATAATGTTGTGGTGACGCTCTAAGCCTGCGAGGTGGATTCTCTTAGCTACATGGCTACTTTCTTCGTGGCTAAGACCCGCCCAATTAAAATCCTGTTCAGTGGCTGTACCATTTCTGATGCGCTCAATAGCCGCTTGGACCTCGGGAAATTTATTTTTAACTTCATCTGGGTCAACAAGAACCGAGTTTTCGTCGTAGTTAGTGAGCCTTTTGTTGGCTCCCCTAGTCATTGTGCCCTTACCAGATGCAGGTCCGCCACCATTCATATTCTGGACAGGCTCTTCAACAGGTGTTGTGCCCTCTAGTGCCTCAAGAATTATCTGGTTGTGGAGTTCTAGTCTTTCAGGGGTAAAGTTACCGTCTTCATCCAAATGCTGACTAGTAATGGGGCTCAGACGCATACGCCTAAGGTCCTCGGCAGATATCTCTACACCTTCACCCATACTCTCTGGATTTGGAGCTGTAGAGTCGACAAGCCCAAGCACCTCGTGCTTGCTATCTGGGTCATCAAATAGAACTTGGTCTAGGTATTCCTCAGCCCGCTCAACATTTGCAGGAGTCGAATCCTTTGCTGTCTTGGCGTTCTCAACATTTTGACGCAGACGAGCAACAACTTCTTTGTCTCTTTTTGTTACAGACTGCTCAACATCTCGTCTGTCAGACTCTCTAAATGCGTATGCGAGCTCTTCGTGCTCAGAGACCTTTTCTCCGTTTTCACTAAGCTCAAAATTGCCCGTCTGGGGGTTTTCAGCAATCTCAAGCTTGCCGTCTTGGCTGACCCAGCGGTCTCGGCCATCTTCAGTCGGGGAATAGTCCCAACCCTCGGGAGCATCAGAACGGTTTACGGACTCTAGGTCAACTACATTTTTGTCCGTAATAGAGGTTTTGGACGGGGTGGTCGTTGGCTGAGAGAGGACAGCTTTAACAATTTTAGTTTTGTTGGACTCTACCTCGTAGAATCCAGAGGGGATATTAGGGGTGCCCTTGGGGACATAGGTCCAAACAAAGCCTTTGCGAGAAGACGCTCCAACAGACCTAACATTGACTCGGTATACCTTGCCTCCGATAGAGAAGTCTATGGCTATGCTAACCCCAGTACGGACCCACCTACCTTCGCTATCACGAGGCTGGTTACGGGCACGCAGAGACCTAGCAAGTCTGGAGTTTCCCCCTGCGTAAGGGTTAATTGCCGCCAATAGGGCTCTTAATATTTCGGGGCCTAGGCTCACCTTACGCTTCTTTCCTGAGTCAAAATGTCTACTAGATAATTCTAGTACAAATGCAAAGTTTTGTTACCACTCAGAGGGGATGTCCCAAGAGTGACCTTTCGGAAGTTTCGTGTCTTTTATTTCTTTTTCAAGTTCAACCCAGAACTCTTTGAAGCTCTCAAGAATTTCTTCGTCCTCAATAGGGTTATTTTTTAGGTAATCTTCCATTGTCTGCTTAACGATAATGTAGTACATTGCTCCGTTAATAATGTCTGTGGTTAACTTTGTCATTTGATTTTCTTCCTCTCTTCAATCATTCTATCAGCTTCGTCAAGATTTGCAAGTAGAGAGACATCATTAGTCTTAGCAGTTAGCACTTCGTTGTAGAAGTGCCGCTGAGCAGAGTCTGGCTCATAGGAAAGTGCCGAAGCAATCAGGGCGCGTGTCTCGTGGTCTTCAACTCTTGTATCGGACTCAAAGTATGTGGCAACGCTCTCCCGCACAGAGAACTGCGAAACCCACTTAGTGGACAGAGGGTGGTTCCTAGGGAGAAGGTCTCGATGGGTAGTCGGCGCTGGTGTTTGTGGGTTCTCAATAGTGTTGAAATACTGTCCCAAAGCCCTCATTGCATTGGGGTGGGTCTCTTCTCGGGAAATAATCGCCTCAACTGTTTTTGCAGGGACACGCCTTGCTAGCGGAAGCTTGGCATTAAATTTATCTGCCTCTTTATATAAAGTCTCAACAAGACTCTTGTGCGGAAGGGCTCTCAAAGATGTCGGGGCATCTTCTCCTGATTGGGTATCAATTATAAAATTCAAGTCGGACACAGTATTATCCTTCTACTCTGGCTCGGCAAGGGGAACTGGGGGTTCTTCGGAGACTTCTTCAACGGGCTCTGCTGGGGGTTGCTGTTGCCCCTGAAGCAACTGTTCAACTTCGGGCGGAACAGGGGATGAGCTAGCTCCCTGAGCACCTTGGCGCACGGCTTCCATTGCCTCTGGTGCAAAGGTGGCAAGCATCGCCTCTGTGAGCTCGGGCGTAATCATGCCCTTCTGAATCATCAATCTCATAGCCAGTTCTGTTGGGCTAGGAGCATCTGAGTCCGAGAAGCCGTGGGCGTGACGCCACGTTGCGTAGCTGACTGCCATCTTGTCAAACCCAGAGTCTGCATCTTCAGCGCGGTCGTTGCGCGTAGAGATAGCACTCGGGTCATACCACACAACCAGTCGCGCAATGTCGGCCTCATCGAAACCGAGGGAGCGCAGGTAGGGTCGGAAGTAGACAACCGTAAATGCATCAGAAAGAAGGAGAAGCAGTGGCTCAATGTGGGCCTTGTAGAGGCTCTCATCAATCTGAATTGCGTTGGAGTAGCGAACGTTGGCAAGGCCCGTAACAACATCCTTAGGAACATCAAGTCCCTGAAGAATACGCTCGAGCACACGGTCAGAACGCTCAGCAAGTGCTGGGTCAAAGGAACGCTCAAACTTGAACTGCTTGATGGCGTCGCCAAGTTCTGCAGGACCGCGAATAATGAGTGGAACAACGGCTGAAGCGGAAGACTCGTCAGAAATCGGAGTAGTCATCGCGTCAATCAGTTGCTCTTCAAATTCGTCTTCTTCCTCCTCTGGAGTCGGATTCGTGATGTCAATCTCATCGCCAAACTGCAGGTCTTCTTCAGGACCTGCGGAAACGGAAAGACCGTCTGGCAGGTAGAGCGCACCTGCGTTAAGGCGAGAACGTGCCGTAGCGCGGAATGTGCGGTTAAGGAGGAGAAGCTCGGAGCAGAGGTCCAAGATGCCACGCAGAGAAGAATCTGGCTCATCGGAGTACCGAGGGTGTGAGCGCCAGATACGTCCAACAAAAGAGTTCTTAGGAACCGAGACAGCAGAGTTTCCATTGAGGTCGCGACGGGTCGAAATAATGTACTGTCCTCGACCGTCAATTTTGAGTTCGTCGACGGACCGAACATCCCATGTCTCGGGAAGTCCAGAACCAATACGCTCAGGGGTCTGGACAAGGTAGCACTCACCTGCAACAAGAATATTAAGAGCTGCGTCACGGAGAAGTCCAGGAAGCCCGCCATAAGCAGAATCGAGACGAGCAAGAGCACGTTGGCTAGCGTCAATGAGAGACTGGTCTAGATTTTCAGAGTCCTTAACCGAAATGGGAGCATCGGCAGGGTCTTCAATGATAGCTGCGTACAGACGAACTCGAGAGATAACCGAGCTAACAAGACCAAAGGCATACTTAATTTCGCCGATTGCGTCGTAGTATTCCCAAGCTTCCTGTTGCCACTGACTAACAGAAGAAGCACGTCTTGATTTAAACTGCTCTGCCTCGGCTTTGTCATTGAGCTTGACTTGGGCTGCGGCTGCCGTCAACGGACGGGGCGCAGAGTAAGCTACTGCGCTGGCCGACGACTCCCTACGAAAAACTCCCACGTCTACCTCACATCACTCAGTAAGCCTGCAATTGCAGAGAGCGCAAAAGGAAGGCACACAAGAACTATAATAGTACTACTAAGTATATAACCGAGTGTGACAAGTGTTCCAATCCAAATACTCATACACCAGTAGCAAGTAAAAAGGTATCCTATCCGAGAAGTCTCGGGCGGAAATTTTGTAAAAATTTTTTCGCGGATTTTTTCGAAAATCACATCTTCGATAAACAGTTTTGAAATTCGATAGGTGCCCGCACCCAAGATGGCGAGCGTGGCGAGAGTTAGTGCAGTCATTCTGTTGGGTCTCCTGTTGAGTTTAGGCTCTTGTAAGGATTCCAAGACCGAAGTCTGGAGCCACAAGCGCATGAGTCGTTTCGACGGAAAGCAATCTTTTTTCCAGACGTGGTCGTAAGATAAGAATCTTCTTCGCGTGACTTAGAGCGGAAAAAGTCGGTGGCTTCGTAGGTATCGCGAAAAACAATCTGAGGCCCACGGTCGCCGTCGATAGCAACCAAAACCTTGTTCTGATAAACAATAACTCTAGCTCTATCTAGGTGTCGTGCTCCCTTGGGGTTAGGAGGACCAGACGTCATATTTTGAGCAGTTGTTTCATCTTCTGCTGGGAGGAAAGTAATGTAGGCGGGGAAAAGGTCGTACTTAACGGACATTTTTGACCCTTCTATACATTGCCCGATAGGTGACGCCTGTGGCATCGGCCAACTCTTGGATGGAAACTCCTGTTTCGTGGAGTTCTTGAACTAGCTCAGTCAGCTCGCGGTTGGCTTGAGTGGCGCTATGGGTATAGGGAAGCTTGGAGCGATACTTCCGTGCAATGGGGGCAAGGGCGTGTAGATGTTCTCTGGTCTCTTGGTTGATTCCAGGGGAGACAGGACGCTTTCTAACATACTGTTTGTTTTCGGGGCATGGGATGTCGTCTTGGTACGGATAAGGCCCTGAGAGGACCCAAGAACGGACAGTGGAGCGTGCTTTCTCGAGGGGGTCCCCGATTGCCGAGAGAGTCCACCCTGCTTGGTATAGGCAGTAGGTACGAGCCTTGAGTGCTTGGGGTGTACCAGTCAGACTAAGAAGATGGGTCACCTCTGTTTGAGGAAGGGGCTGATTTCTCGCTGAACGTCTCACTCGTACAGTCTAGCGCATCTTTAGTACTTAAGAGGGGAAAGTGGAACAGTGTAATTTATGTACAGAGCAGAGGATTTAGTACCTTTAGTTGAAGTGCATTTGGTCGGTGAGTGCGCTCCGCTATGTTTTGAGGTGCTGCTGGTTTGTTTCCTAAATACTGCCACCCTTGCGCATAACCGCATTTAATAGAAATCTTGTGGGGAGACAAAAAAAAATAAAAGTATGCTACCACCTGCCTAGGACTCCCACTTGACTGACATCATTGTGTTCATCAATGTGCACATCCTCTGGAGAGACCCCCCCCCCTAGCGATACCTACACCTAACATAGGGGGGTGCCCACCACCCCCTCCAACAATAGTTATACATCAAGCTTGCGCGTCACAGGTCACAACTCAATGCCTTGCCTAGTTAGCAACTACTAATTACTAGTCGGACTATAGGGGAGTCACACTTATCCAAAGTAGTTGAGCACACCCAAAGGGGCAACCTTAGCAACTTACACTAACTAGTTGCTTGGTGGGGTGGGGGGTTACTTTGTATCTAACCAACCATATGAGCTAGTTAGTTTAGTAGCCTCACCGCATCAACTTTATACACTGTGCTACTTACATAAATATGTGTGGTTGAGCCCGCCAACCTTCGCGGGGCATACCCGTCAACTTTCGATATTGGAATGTGCGAAGTTCTCTTATGACTCTCTCATCACTCCCACCACCAGTACCACCACTACCTAACGCGAAACTTTCCCATCCGTCCGCCACCACTACCACCACTACCACCGAGAGGTAGTCGGCGCGATGAGTGAGACTTAGCCGTAATCTTTCCTCCAGTAAATCCAGCTGGGGGCTTGATAAGCAAAGCCGTGAGCGCGTGCACCAGAGCATCAACGCGGTCAGGTGACTTTCCTTCACCTGGTACCCACGAGGTCATCTGACTTTCCAGCTCAGCTAAGTAGCCCACGTGGTGTACACGAGACTGTTCATAGGCGAGAGTAATCGGCTCAGCCCTTAGGGCCTTGCCGTACTTGGAGTGCACCTCCAACACGGTAATCGAGGAATCAATTGTGTGGATAGCATTACGTACCAGAGCTCCACCCTGGTTCACCTCAGCGACTACTGGGCACCCCCACTTTCGAGCCATGTCCACGACTCTCTGGGCCCACACTGTCGGCGAGCCTAAGACACTGGCGTCCTCCAGTACCCACGACTGGCGCTTGTACAAATCACGTTCGGCGGTCGAGGCAACAACAACAATCCCACACTCATCACGGGGACTCTCCGCCACCGAGGGGTCCACCCCAATACAGCGAAGTGGAAGTCCCATAGGCACTACGCCTTGGCGACCAGCACTAATCAACTCATCTGTCCAAAGCGCTCCATCTACGGCGTCCAGCATCTCGCCATACAACTCTTGCGCTGCCAGTCGAGTTCCTGCGTACACTCCAGTAATTGCACTGATATACGCCTCAGACAGGTTACCTGCGTTGTCCATGGTCGAGCCACGGGATATCCAAACCTTCTTGCCCTCCTTGGCTTCCTCCAGTAGCGCGTACAACACAGACACACGCTTGGGGGTTGTGGTGGCGAATATCTGGGGGTTCAGCCCTAGACGAGTGGCGACACGTAGGTTGTCCCACGAGGTCATGCCTGCAGCATCTGGGGTCTGTCTCCACGCTGCCAGCTCATCAGCCCACGAGTAGTGTGCCTGTACACCACGTAGCGAGTCAGGCTCATCCGCAGTGGAGAGCACGGCAGTGTTCCCGTTCGGCCACGTCAGCCTACGCTTCGAGGGTTCATACAAAGGTCGCTCAGAGGGTGGGCTCACGTTGAGCACTCCAGAGTCACCCTCCACGAGGACGTCACGGACGTCAGCTGCAGTACGAGCGACCAAAAGGAATCTTAGGTGACCTTGGTCTGAGACTTTAGCCCTATCACGTACCCACTCAGCCGCTGCCCTAGTCTTACCAGCACCACGACCTCCTAAGTACAAACCTACGTTCCACGAGGTATCGTTCGGTGGAATCTGCTCTGGTCTGCCCCAAAACGACCAGTCCCACACGAGGTTGTCGGGGTCGAGGCCCTCCAACATCTTCTGTCGCTCATCTTCGGGAAGTTCAGCAACAATCTGAGCCAGAGACTTACCCATTGAATCGGTTCTTCTCATTAATCGGTCTGTATACCTTGTGCCCCGAGGATGCATCCTTGTAGCCGTAGCGCACCAACCTAAAGCGTAAAGCGGAATGTGTCACTCCGAGTTCATTGGCCAGACGAAGTAGTGGCACTCCACGCTCCATGTGCTCTCGAGCCAGCAAAGCGGTGTACTCCTCCCCTTCAGAGCGGTACTTGGGACTATTTGAGCGCACTTGCTTGGCCATTGGTTGCAGTTCCAACATGCGAGACAAAGTATTTGGGTCTGGGTCAGCGCGTACAGTTTCTTTACGTTCCTCATTCTCCACCCGTTGCGGGGGGAGTGGTGGCAAAAATCCACGGCTATTCGCTACAGCAAAAGAATATTCGGGGTCATCTACACTGTTTACCATTTGTCGTACCCACTCGCGAGACACTCCCAGTGGTTCAGCGATACTGCCTAGGGTCCATCCACTGTCACGTAGCACGCGAACGAAGTGCCGAAGTGTGTCGGCGTCACTGGCGCTTGTCTTGAGCGCACTCTGAATATCATTAGGTAAGTACATAGCGCCTAGGATATCACAAAGAAAAACCCCCACGGGGTGAGTGTGGGGGTTCT